CATTGAGTCTGGCTCACGATTTACCTTGTCCCCCACTGAGGCAATGGATCGCATTAGTGAGGTTAGGCGCAACCAAGAACACCCTTACAATATCACTAATCACCCACAACATGGGGCTGAAGTGGAGAAAATGGAAAGGCTATACACACAAGCCTATCCAGAAGAGGTTTAATTCCTAATAACCGAGCAAATTTAAACGAACATCTAATCAACAGGGTAGCTAATCCTTAGTCCTGTGGGTTAGATGGGCCATATCTCATCTCGTCAAAGCAAGCGTCATTGCCAGTTAAGAGTCCGAAAGGGTAGCTCAAAACGCCAATTTCAATTTGCCAATTTCGGAGATGAATATAATGGCTAATACAATCGCAAAAGCGTTTGTCCAACAGTTCCAGGACAACCTTATACATTTAGCGCAACAAAAAGGTTCACGCCTACGCGCATCAGTAAACGAGCAGTCAGTAACGGGCGAGAAGTTCCACTTTGAACGTCTAGGCAATGTCGCTGCTGTAGTTAAATCAAGTCGTCACACTAATACGCCTGTGTTGGAAGTTCCACACTCGCGCAGGACTGCAACGATGACTGACTACCACTGGGCTGATTTAATCGATGACGAAGATAAAGTTCGTATGTTGGTTAGTCCAGAGTCCCATTATGCCAAGTCTGGCGCAAACTCAATGGCTCGCGCATTCGATGATTTAATCATTGCTGCTGCCACTGGTAACGCTGTTGATGGTGACGGGTCTAACGTAGCCTTGCCTGCTGGTCAAAAGATCGCTCATGGTTCTGCTGGCTTAACGCTTGCCAAGTTGATCTCTGCTAAAGAGATTTTAGATGGCAACGATGTTGATCCAGACGAAGAGCGTTTCTTTGTACTAGGCTCACAACAGGTTTCTAACTTGTTGAACACGACTGAGGTGAAATCTGCGGATTACAACTCTATCAAAGCTTTGGTTCAAGGCGACATTGATACCTTCATGGGATTCAAGTTCTTGCGCTCAGAGCGTTTAAACCTAGCTTCAACCCAGCGTAAGTGCTTTGCATTTACTAAAGGCGCGATGGGCTTGGGCATTGGTAAGGACGTTACGACTAAGATCGATCTACGCCCTGACAAGTCTTACGCTCACCAGGTGTATCTATCATTCGTAGCTGGCGCAACTCGCGTACAAGATGAATGTGTAGTCGAAGTTCTTTGTACTGAGTCCTAAGTTCAGTATGTAGCAACCAAGGGGCTGAAATACGCCCCTTTTTTTTAACTAGGAGTTGTCATGGCTAGTGAAGTTTCAATCTGTAATAGGGCTTTAGCCATGCTAGGTGCTAATACAATCACCTCCTTGCAGGATGGCTCGACTGAAGCAAACGTATGTAACGCAGTTTACGCAGATGCGCGTGATGCTGTCCTACGATCACACCCTTGGTCGTGCGCTATTCAACGCGCCACACTTTCACAACTATCCACCGATCCAGTATGGGGGTTTGACAAAGCATACAGCTTGCCAAACGATCCACATTGTCTGTCGGTATTGGAATTAAAAGAAACCAGCACATACCGAATTGAGGGCAGAACCCTAGTATGTAACACAGATACCGCAACCATTAAATTTGTTGCAAGAATTACAGACCCTGGGCAGTTCGATCCAGCTTTAGTCTTTGCTTTAGCGTGTCGCATTTCTGCCGAGGTTTCCTACGCACTGACTCAGAATCGGGCCTTGTCTAACGATATGTGGGCTATGTCTACAACGTCCTTGAGGGATGCCTCAATCTACGATGGCGCAGAGGTTGGCGCAGAGGACATAAACTCAGTTGTATTTGAGGTTGCCAGAGCATGAGACTATCCCCAATCATTAATAGCTTTGCATCAGGGGAGCTATCACCACGTTTAATGGGGCGCACTGACTCACCAAAATACGCCACAGGCTGCGAGGTCATGGAAAACTTTATGGCATTGCCTCATGGTGGAGCTAAAAGGCGTGGTGGTACTCGCTTTATTAACGAGGTCAAGAACTCAGCGCATACGACTAGGCTAATACCTTTTGAGTTTAGCGTTGATCAGACTTACGTTTTAGAGTTTGGAAACAACTACATTCGTTTCTACACCAATGGTGGGCAAGTCCAAGCTAGTGGGTCGGCCTATGAGATAAGCACGACTTACACTCACTCTCAGGTAAACGAGCTACAGTTTGCACAAAACGCAGACGTAATGTGGATCGTTCACCCAAGTCATAAGCCCAGAAAACTAACGAGGTTAGCCCATGCCACTTGGACACTTGCTGACGAAGTATTTAAAAAAGGCCCATTTTTACCTGTTAACCAAGACGAGTCACTTACTCTCACGTTTGCCTCAACAAGTGCTGCGACTCAAAATCTCACTGCCAGTGCTTCTTTGTTTGACGCTTCTCACGTTGGTACTGATTGGCTGGTAGACACTAATCCTGGCAATGCCACAGGTGAGGTTGTATGGGTGCGAGTCAATAGCGTTGCATCAGCGACAGTGGCTAACGTCACAGTTAAAGATTTAGGGTATATGCCCACTGATACGAACCCGACTAACCTATGGCAAGAGGGCGCATTCTCGACTTACAGAGGCTTCCCAGCAGGGGTTGTATTCTATGAGCAAAGACTTTGGTACGGAGGCACTTCACACAAGCCTCAGACATTATGGGCTAGTAAGACAGGTATTTATGAAGACTTTGATCTAGGTGCTAACGCTTCAGACGGATTAAGCTATGCCATTGCCTCTGACCGAGTGAACAACATTAAATGGATGGCGGCTCAACGGGTGTTAATTGTAGGTACGTCTGGCGGTGAGTTTCGGGTGACAGGTGGTAATGAATCTGCAATCACTCCTACCAATGTCGATGTGCGTAGACAAACATCATACGGGTCAAAGATTGGTCATCCTGCGTATGTAGGCTCTGATGTGTTTTTTATTCAACGAAGCGGTACACAAGTAAGAAACGTGGCGTACAAATGGGAGTCTGACTCATTCCAATCAGATGACCTAACTTTCCTAGCCGAGCATATCACTGAAGGTGGCCTAACAGCTTTAAGCTACAGCCATGTGCCTGACTCCATTCTGTTAGGTCTAAGAACTGATGGCGCGTTAATTATGCTGACCTATGAGCCAACCCAAGAGGTTATCGGATGGCATCGACACATCACTGATGGTGAGTACAAGAGCCTAGCAGTTATCTCAGAGGATGGGCCTGACCAGTTCTGGTTTGTTGTAGAAAGGACAATTGGTGGGGCCACTAAGCAATATGTAGAGCTATACACCCCAGACACATACCTTGATTCAATGATCTCCTACTCTGGCAGTGCCACAGCCTCTGTAAGCGGCCTCGCTCACCTAGAGGGCAAGACTGTACAGATTACTGCTGATGGGGCCGTACACCCTGATCTGGTCGTTTCTAGCGGTGCTATCACCCTTAACTACACAGCGACTGACATTAAAGTCGGATTAAAGTATGTCTCTAAACTGACACCGACTCGCCCTGGTCAAAACGCAGGGGCTGGCACAACGCTTGGGAAGCCTAAACGCTGGAACACAATCTTTGTTCGCTTAGAGAAATCAGCAATACCCATCATTAATGGTCAGCGTCCATCTGTGCGCTCACCTGACACAAATTATGGCAACGAACAGCCAATCACCTCAGAAGATATTGAAGTAAAGAACCTTGGTTATGACTTAAATGGTCGCATTGAAATTGAGCAAGATTTACCTCTGGCGTGTCATATCATTTCGCTATTTGGCACATTGAGTGTTGGAGATTAACTATGAGTTTTATGACATTTCTGCAAATTGCAGGGGCAGTCAAACAGTACAGCGATGCTAGTAGCGCAGCCTCAGAGATGCGTGAAGCTGGCGAGAAGAATGCCCAGCTATCCGAGTTAGAGACACAAGAGCGTCTTAGGCGTTCACGCTACAAGTTCGATCAAGAGCAAGGCCAACGAGTGGTTGCATACGCTAAGTCGGGTGTTGACCTTACCAGTGGGTCAACTCTAGCAGTCATGGCAGAGGCGGCTAATGTTGCAGAGCGTGAAATGGCCTTTACAGCAGAGCAGGGCAGGCGTACAGCATCAGCGAGAAGGGCAGGGGCAGGCGCACAAGCAGACGCAATGAGAAGCCAAGGTGAGAGCTTATTAATTAGTGGTGTTGGCAAGGTTGGAAACGATAACAATTGGTGGGGAATTGGTCAGTGAAAATACCAGGCATTAATCAAACAGGTGTACCAGGTGCAGAGCAGATTAGTCTAGGTGCAATCTCTTCTGCTGCTTCAGCCAAGATGCAAACAAACTCAGCGTTAACTAAGGTGGTTAATGATTACCAGACCAAGATCGTTAAGGCCGAGACTGATGAGGAATACAGCCGACTAGCTAATGGATTCTCACGCGACACAAGTGCAGCCTGGCAAGACATTCAAGATCAGGACAGGGTAGATGCCAATGGTGCGCCTACGCATGGCACGATGATGGAACAATACCAATCTGCTCACGACAAGATTGCCAAAAACTACAGTAGTCGCGTTAAGTTTAACCCGAACAAAGGCGCATTTACTCAGTTCGCAGATCAGACACTGACTCGTAACATTGGCGCAGTAAGGGGTGAGGTTGGTCGCAGAACTATTGCACACCTCTCAGGCGCGTATGAGCAGTCTAAGATCGATTTAATGCAAAGCCCTAATGGTATGTTGGAGTTTGCAGAAACCCAGCAGAGAGCCTTAGAAGTGGGTTTAATTACGGCTGGTAAAATGGCAACTGACTTTGATGCTTTTCAACATGAGCATCACACCAACCGAATTATGAGCGAGTTTCAAGCCGAGCGTGATTTAGGCCGTGGTCAAGAGTATTTAGATGGCATTGAACTACCCCCAACATTTGATGAGGGTGAGCGACAGCAGATGGCAGATCGAATGAATGCTCATTTGCGTAATGATCAGAATCTTGTAGATCGTGAGATTGCTAGGGTTGCGCGTGAGGCAAAAGAGTTAGAAGCCAAGACCATGATAGCTGCCAGAAAAGGCAAGACCTTGCTAGAGAGTGGTCGGCCTCTGACCGAGGATCAATTCAGTCAAATCAACAACACCATTAGCCAGTTAACTGATCCAGATAACATAGAGCAAATGGAAATCTCCCTAGATGTTTACAGCAACGTGCAGTCATTAATGAGCATGACTAGAGAAGAGCGCACAGTCGCCCTTAATGAGACATTTGAAGACACTATAGATAACCGCGACCTGATTATTAAACAGTCAACTCAAAAGGCTTACAGGGCCATTGAGCAATCTATAGCTGCTGATCCACACCAAGCCTACCTAATGTATGGTGGCGGTGAGCCAATAGAGAAGATCACAAAGGATAATATTGCTCAGTCTTTAGCCACAGCCCAAGACAATCAAATCAAAGTCTCTGCATGGATCGGTGAAGAAGCGCCACCAATGAGCCTGTCTCAACTTAATGACCTAAAGAGAATTGGCGTACCAGCCTTAGATGACATTCTTACAGCCTATGACAAAGAAGAAGCCGAGCAAGTGCTAAATCTTTTATACAAAGAAGATGCTGGAGAGATGGCAGTCGTTGGGTCTTTAGCCCTCCAAAGCGATGGTGAGGCATCTTATAACGCATACCTAGCTGGGGCATTTACTCTTAATGCAAACCCTGACTACAAGTTAAGTGGGAATCTAAACGCAAATAACGATACTCCACGCTCTTTGTTTTTCCAAGCCACTCAAGGTTTATTTCAATCTAGTAATACAAAAGCATCTAAATCAATGCAATTGGTTGCTGACACCATTTACATTGGATTAGCAGAAAGGGCTGGGTTGCAACCTGGCAATAATGCAGAACTAGATGTTGAATTGTATCAGCAGGCTGTAAAACTAGCGGTTGGTAACATTGCTGATTATGGTGACAACAAGATACTACTACCTAGTCGCAACATGACACTAGATCAATTTGAGTCAACTATCGATGATCTTAGTATGGAGCAGATAAATGAGATGGGTGGGTTTGCAGACGCTAATTTAATGGGTCGTAATGGTCAGCCTAGAACTGTTACTCCAGAGTCAATGCTAGATAAATTAAAGTCAGGTGAGGCTGAGTTAAGGCAAGGTTCAGAGTTTGGTCAATACCAAGTTTATTTTGATGGTCGCCCAGTAGCAAACGCAACAGGAACAATATTCATCTTAGATTTTAGCGAGAAATAATATGCTTCTTTATAACGCTCAAGAGCCAACTGATTTTGAAAGCTATCAAGAGCAAGGTGATATTGGATTTCTTTCTGTAGCTGGCGCACAGTTTGACACGTTTAAATATGAAGATTTATCAACCTCGCGTGGAAGAAACCTAGACGAAGAGCTATTAAAAGAAGTTCACAAGGTACACGATTTAGCCCCAGAAATGTTTGCCCCAAGTTTCTTGCCTGCATTTGAATCTAGCTCAACTGAGATACTAAAAGAGTCATGGAGACAAGCTACTCAAGGTAATGTTGGAATGCTGCAAGGAGGATTGCAATTAGCATTAGTTAACTCTATAGCTTCTACTAAGTCAAAAGACTCGCTTTCATCTGATTGGCAAGGAATTATTGAGCCAAACCTTGAAGCCCTTAGAGAGAGGTTTCCTGACGCAAACATTCGCAACCGAGATGAGATTGATGCAGACATTGCTGCTCAAGCAAAAATGCTCCGTGATGATTTTGAAGAAACGTATTCTTATGCTGACCCTTACGCTGCATTCTTTGGCACATTAGGTGGTGGTGCTGTTGCATCGATGGCAGATCCAATTAACATAATGACGCTTCCTATAGGTGCTGGAAAAGTAGCTGGGGCAAGCTTTGTTCAAGGTTTAAGTATTATTGTTGCGCGTAGCTTTGGTATTGGATTTGCTACTGAGGCTGCTATTCAGCCGTTAGTTTACGACTACAAAAAAGAGATTGAATCACCCTATGACTTGCAAGATGCTTTATTTAATATGTCGGCTGCTGGGGTCGGTAATGGCTTATTAAATGGACTAGGACATAGTATTGCAAGGGGTTTTGATAGAATAACTAGCAAGCAAGAATTGCCTGACAACCATGAAACTAGGCGTTTAAGAAAAGAGATACAAGACCTTTTAGAGCTACAGACGTTTGCTGATGAGACAGGTGCAAAGACTGTAGGTGAGTTAGAAGTTCATCTAAAGGCTTTAAACACTGCGATGGCTGACATAGAAGCTGGTCGCCAGGTTGACTATGACTCACTGGGTAAGACAATTGAGGCTGAGTATTTAGAGTTGTTTGATGTTGAGGTCAATGGTGCTAGGGCCACAATGGATTACATTGCTCAAAAGCGGTACGAGCTAGAAGAGTCTTTCGATCCAGACCTATACGCAAAGCAAGAGCAGCTACAAAAGTTTGCTGATCAAAAATTAACCAAGTGGGAATTGAAGCAGGCACAAAACAAAGCTGACATTGAAACCACTGGCGAGCTTAACCAAGAGACTGACTTGGATGCGATTCGTGAGATCCAAAAGGCTGACTTTGATCGATCCGTTGGTGAGGACACTATACGCCAGAACGAAGAGGCCAACATTGCCAACAACGATCTAAGGGCTAGTCGCAGGGATGAGGGCGACATGATCGCTCTTAAACAGCAGATGGATGATCTTGATAACAAGTATTCTGAGCAAGTCGATTACCATAGCGCAGCTAAAAAGGCCCGTGATCAATATGTGGTTGATAAGGCCGAAGAGACTAACCAGGCAATAGCTGTTGCGCCTACAGACACACCTCGCATGATGGCTGTTAAGACTGCGGTTAATCGCATCGCTGCGTCAATGGGTGCTAACGACATTAAGGTTAGGGTCTATGAGGACGACTTCCAATCTCAAATTGCAGACCCTGATAGCCTGCGATTCTCTAAGACTGAGGACATTGATTTAAAAGAATCCGATATGGATAAGCTCATGGATGAGATACCCTACATCGATGACTTTAGCTTTCTTGAAGGTAAGACTGTCAGGCCGACACTGGCTGATTTAACTGATGCTGGGGTTGCCTATACTGGCATTGACTCAAGTCAGGTTGATAGCAGAGTGCTTCAAGGTGGCCCTGACTTCCCATTCCTACTTAGCTCTATAATGAACGATATTGTTTGGGCTGTCCAAGGTAAAGCCGTACCTAAAAAGATGAGAGGGTCGGATTATGTAATGGTATTAGGCATGAGTCAGGAGGCCCATCAAAGTAATGCCACTGTCACTAAAGCGGTGTTTGATACTTTAGAGGCTTACATTAGAGACAAGCGCATTTCAAAAGCCAACATTAAAGCTATTGATGAACATATTAGAAAAAAGTTTCCCGACTTTAAAACTGTTGGCAATGTTAAAAACTTTGATGCTTACGCCAAGAAGCTTACGTTTGAAAAAAGAGCTAAGTTAGTTAAAGAGATTGCCAGTGCTAAAGTTCAAGACCTTGGCGCACCTAGCGTTAAAAGAATACTAAAAAAGCTAATCAGCAAAGAGTATTCTGGATATGATCTTGGTGATGCTATGGTCATTATAAAAGTTGACCCAAACCAACCTACAGTAAAGCTAGGAGAGGATGGTACACGCGAGCATGACAGCTACAAGTACGGACTAAAAGGCAAGGTCGTAGGCAGACTGCGCTCTGGAGTAAAAGCAAAAAACCTATTCCCAGAACTGTTTGAAAAGAGAAGAGGTGAGGGTAAGCCTGAGTCTGGTGATAACTACGCACTAAGCAGAGCTTTACCTGTTCAGACTATTACTAAAGAAATGCTTGCTAACTTTAGGACTGAGTCGTTTGGCTCAATTGCATCGCCTCGTCAGTTAAAATTGTCATTGGATATGATCAGAGGCAACTGGAGAGACAGTGGTTCTACAGTTAAAAATGGCGGTGTCTCAGTTACCGATTTTGTTAACGCTGTAAAGACTTCTGAAGCATCAGCAACGCTTACACCTTATGTAGCTAAAGAGGTGAAAAAAGACATTAAAAAGGGTACAATGAATGTGTACCAACTTGGTGACTCTGAAATCTTTTTTGCTACCCAGAAAGGGTATTCTCATAATAAAGAATATGGGATGGATCACCCAGAGCTAGGGCCAGATAACATTGCTCTTGTTGGTGTAGTTAATAACGAAACGTCTGCCAAAGGTGTAGGCGCACCAAGCGTGGTTTTAAAGGCGATTGAAGAAGGTGTCACTGTACTAGACGCATACGCTGTTAAGAGTGCAAGACACCCTAACGGCTACCTACCAGACACATATGGTAAGTTTGGTTTTGAAGAGGTGGCTAGGACTAAATTTGATCAGTCTTATTCAACGCCAAGAGAGCTAGAAGACCTAAAGAAAGTATGGTCTGACAATGGCTGGAATGAATCTGATGGCTATCCTGATATAGTCGTAATGAAGTGGAGGGGTTCTGATGACCTTAGACAAAACGCAACAAGACGCTTTGACGCAGAAGATTTTAGAGGCATTGACACCAGCCCAGCTAGAGAACCTCTTGCCTCGGCAAGAACAATTAGTGGGGGACGGGATCTCGGATCTACTGAAGAATCACTCAGTGGACGAAGTGACCTCGGAAATGATACAGGGTCAGTACGAGCTAGTGACGGAAGTCGTGGCTCCAGCAGAGCGCATTCTGCTGTCAGAGAGGCTCTAGACCTAGACGATACAGATTTAAGTAACTTAGGTGTCAGCCGAGCAGAAATAAACGAAGTCAAAGACATCCTTGGGGTGCGCTACTCAATGGAGGGCGGCAAGGCTGAAGCAGCCATTAACCCAGAAACGGGTGAGCTACACATCAACGCATCAGCATTCCGTGACGAAGCTCATCTTATGCAAGTTATGCGAGAAGAGATCATAGGCCACTATGGTTTACGCAAAAGCCTTGGCGGTGACTTCCAAGGTGTTATCAATGACATTAAATCCACAGCACTAACCAACCCTGAGTTACGTCAGATGTGGGTAGACCTGTCTGGCATTGACCCTCAAACAAGGCAGATCATTAATCCTAACGCGCCCTACAAAGGCATGGCTGACGATGTGATTGCGGATGAGATCATCTCCAAGATGGCCCGTGAAGAGGTCAGTGACACCACGTTTATGGCCCTCAAGAACATCATCATTAAAGCACTACGCAAAATTGGCTTAGTTAAAGACGATATAACTATCTCTGAGATGAGAGCGTTGGTGGTTAAGTCTGAGCAAGCCCTCAAGAAAAACGTAGTTAAGAAGCCCACTATTACTGGTATGAAGCCGCAACTTAAACAGATTGACGAGCCTCTAAACAATGAAGCCATCGATGCTGAAGCTGCTCGTATTGTAAGTGATGAGACAACTGACCAGGTGATCTTTGACCAAAACGGCAACACGATCAATCTAAGGGATGCGTTAATGGAAGACGATAATGATATAGCTGGAATCGAATCAATTAGAGTATGTATGCTATGAACCGATTAGATAAGTGTTTTAAAGAAGCCATCGCTTCTGGAAAAATGTCCCTTAAATTAGCAGACGAACTAAGGCAAGACGCATCAATATTTGAGGCCCAGTTAAGATCAAAAGGCATACACTCTGCTGAACAGGCACAGGTTTTAGGTGTTGAGCAAGCAGCCCAGCATCGCACATTGATTGCCAAGCGTAATAAGTATCAGAAGGTATTACAAGGCGTAGCTAACGAGAACAATGTTAAGAACATTAAATCGCATCGCAAGAACAAGACCACTGGCTTATTAACTCTCCTGGTTAAAGATTTAAAAGGCCATAGGGGTGATGTAACTTGGTCTAATATTGATAACCGATCATCAGCTATAGAAGGTCAGGCCCACTCACTGGCGGCTGATATGTTGCAGAATTTGCACACCACTCATCTAGGTTGGGGTCAGGATCGTGACACCTTGCTTGCCACAGTGCGTGAGATATTCGGAGAGGCCACAGGTAACGAGAAAGCGGCTAAGTCTGCTACTGCATTTTCTAAAGCGGCAGAGTACCTTAGAGAGCGATATAACCGCGCTGGCGGCTTTATACCAAAGCGAAATGATTGGGGTATGCCTCAAGTCCATGATCAGGTCAGAGTGTCTAAAGCTGGCATGGATGATTGGATTGAATACACTTTACCCAAGTTAAACCGAGAGGCTATGGTCAATGCGGATGGTCGCATTATGTCTGACGATGAATTGATGCAAGCAATGCGCGAGTCATATAAGACTGTCTCCACCGATGGTCAGAACAAGAAAGTACCTGGTGGATTTAATGGCAACGGCAAGATGGCTAATCGTCATCAAGACTCGCGTTTTCTAGTGTTTAAAGATGCTGATTCATGGATCGAATACCAAGAGAAATTTGGTAGTCCAGACTTCTTTAACGTCATGGTAGGTCATATTCGCAGTATGTCTAGCGAGATAGCAATGCTTGAAGTGCTAGGCCCAAACCCTAACCAGGCGTTTAAATACCTCAGTGATATTGCAGAGAATGATGGCAACATGGGCATGGTTAACTCTGTGTGGAATGTTGTCAGTGGGTCTGCTGATATGGTTGATGTTAACCGAGAGGCAATAGCCAAAGGCACAGCGTTTACTCGACACCTATTAATGGCTGCTCAACTGGGTGGTGCTGCCATATCCTCTATCACCGATCCAGTGTACGGCAAGATGACCAGAGCCTTTAATGGCCTACCAATCGTTAAATCGATACAGCATACAGTAGGTCAGTTAAACCCTGCTGATGAGTCTGATCGGGCCTTTGCTGCTCACCTTGGCATGGTCATGGATGGGTGGTCATCGCAGGCATTAGTTGGCTCACGCTTTAGTGGTGAGATGGATCCAGCAGGCAAGGCTTCCAAGATTTCTGAGACTTTATTTCGGGCATCTGGATTAACGGCTTGGACTCAAGGGCAGCGAAACTCTTTTGGTTTGGACTTTCAGTGGCACTTGGCTAGGCAGATGGGTAATCCTTTGTCTAACGTAGAGTCGAAGTTCCAAGGCATGATGAGGCGTTACGGCATTACCGATGACGATTGGGAAGTCATGCGCTCTGTGCCTTTAGAAGAGCATGGTGGCACTAGCTATTTTAGACCACAAAATATGCACGATTTAGACTTACCCACAGAAACTGTGGATAACCTTGTGACTAAAATACTTGAGGCCATGAACACCGAAATGGACTTTGCTGTGCCAACGCCTGATGCAAGGGTGCGAGCTATTCAAACATGGGGTGGTAAGGAGCGTGGTAGCTTTACGGGTGAGGCAGCAAGAATGACGATGATGTACAAGTCGTTTAGCATGACTCAGTTTATGACCCATATGTATCGCAGTGGCCCAAAGTTTGTCGGGGTTTACGCAGTTAGGTTAGGCATCTCATTAAGTATAATGGGTGCGCTGGCAATACAGATGAAAGAAATATCAAGAGGTCGTGAGCCTAGAAAGATGGACTTGGCTTTTTTGGGAGCTTCAATTGCACAAGGTGGCGGCTTGGGTATCTTTGGTGACTTTATTAGCGCAAGTGGCGTGGGCAATAAATCAAGATTTGGCAACAGTGTGATGGCTACAGCGATGGGGCCAGGCGCATCATTGGTAGAAGATGTTGTCGGACTTGGTGTGAGTGGCTTTGACTTTGCAACAGATCCGTTCACTGGTGATGAAACCAACTTAGGTCGTGAGGCTGCTAGACTAATGCAACGATACACGCCTGGTAATAACTTGTGGTACGCAAGGTTAATTCTTGAACGAGCTATTTTTGATAACCTTCAAGAGATGACCGATCCAAAGGCCAAGCAGAACCGCAAGAAATACGAGCGAAAGATCAAGACCGAGCGTGGTCAAGATTATTGGTGGAAGAGGGGCGATTCAGCACCTTCATTCTAATAACCGAGCAAACAACAGTTACTGTAATGCCTACAATCATGGGAGGCTACAGTGACTGTCGCAAGCACAACCAACAAAGCATCATACAACGGCAACGGCACTCAGTCCGTTTTTGCCTACACGTTTAAGATATTTGCCGATGCAGATATTAAAGTCTATGTGGGCACAACTTTAAAAACGATTAATACTCATTACACCTTGTCTGGCGTAGGTGCTACTGGTGGCGGTAATGTTACCTTCACATCTGGCAACATTCCTGCGGCTGGTACGGGCAACGTCACTTTATTGCGTAGCCTGGCATTAACTCAAGGTGTTGACTTGGTTAACTATGGTCGCTTTGATGCCGAGGTGGTCGAGTCCCAGTACGATAAGATTGTAATGATGATTCAACAGCTTCAAGAGCAAGCTGACCGCACGATTCGCTTTAACACCACAGTAAGTGACGCTGGCGGTGTCGAGATCACTGACACAGTCGCAGAACGCTCTGGCAAGGTTTTGGCCTATGATGCAAACGGGGATCTATCTGTAGCAAATGAGTTAGGTGATTGGCAAGGTAACTGGGCTACATCACGAACATACGCAGTGCGTGACCTAGCC